CAAGAGCAATAGCCCTAATGCTATCTAAAAATGCCAACATCACGGTGGCGGAAATTGTCGAGCAAACAGCGCTAACTAAATGCACAACGCACACAGTAATAAAGGCAATGCGTGATCTTAAAATTATCTATGTCAGTGCTTGGGATAAACTGCCGAGCAATGGCAGAGCACCCAGATACAGTATTGGCAATAAGCCTGATACCCCAAGACCACAGACCAAACGTCCCGCTACTCACGCTGAGCAGATTAAACGGGTAGTGACTAAAGCGATGATGGATGCGCTTGAGCATGAGAATCTAGTAGAGCACTACAGGCTGATAGCGGCACACCTTGTGCCTAAACGCAACGAGGCACAGCAGTACGAAGTAAACCGACAGTACTTGAACCACATAAGCGGAGGTGTTTATGGATGACGTAGATATGCTAGGCGGGGAGTTACGCGCACGGGTGGCAAAGAATAGCCGCCAACAGCCCCAGACCTTGGGTGACCTTCTCAAAGCTCGACTAGACGCCAACGACCGACAAGAGGGTGGCGACCACTATAAGAAGATGGATGTCGAGCCGTGGGATGTGGTTGACACTTGGCCTATCGAACAGAAGATCGGATACTACAGGGGCGGGGCACTGAAGTACGTGATGCGAATGGGGACAAAGGATGAGAGCATACAAGAACTCAAAAAGGCTGGACATTACATCCAGAAACTAATTGAGGTACTAGAGAAAGTCTAGCTACTCACCTAAGACCAGCAAATCAAGGATTACCTATGTATTTTCAGACTGCCAAAGAAGATTACGATCCATCCATGAAATTAATTTCTGCCGTCATTGCTTTGGCGGTCGCCGACTGTTGTGACCCGCCATTGAAAGACAAAAAACATTGCACGCTAACCGATAAGGCTTTGGATGCGTTTCGGTTTTTGTTCGGGAAAAACAAGTATTGCCAGATTTATTTAGAACTTTTGGATATTGACCTAGATTCTTTCCGTATACACCTTGTGTCTACAATGTATGTTGACAAGCAATCACAAGACATTACTGACCAAAAGAAACGATGCTTCAGAATGAACCACGCACGGTTTGCCCCAAAATAAGGAAACGTACATGAATACTTTTATTTTGTACATACAAGACGACGAGAACCACGATGGGCGTGTGAAACTTTCCGCAGAAGTAATCGGTGACCCACAGTTTGCAATGCAACTCGGAGAAGCTGTCTTTCTCTCCATGCTTAACCACCCGTCAGTAACTCCTGATGACGGATCAATCTATACCGCCGCCCCTACCACCGAACACGCGCAATAACCATTCACCAGCCGAGCGCGATCCAATTCGTGTCTCGGTATCATTAAAATCCTCCCCTACCACATCCGACTGCCAGAACGGTAAACCCGACTGGTTTGCCACCGATAACCCCGTGGTATCCGTATCAGCCACCAGAAAGGCGCTGGGGTGTTCTTTAGAGGCATTGAGTATATTCCCCGCTGAAAAGCACACAATGAGCTTGTAGCGCGTTCTAACGGCTTTCAGAGCTCTTCTGATTGATAGTGCTGTCGCGTATCCCTCGCAGAGTATCTCTATGCCTTTATTATCAAACACTGCGGTGGCGTCTTTGGTTCTCTGTCCGGACAAAAACCTCTTGCTACTGTCACCGCTGATGAGCTGACATCCAACGAGAGCCCCGTTGATGCGCATTGGCACAGCGAGCAGTCCGTTCCATACCCACGACTTCTCATCTGGGAATCCTTTCTTTGCCAGATAGGGATGGGTTTCCTTTTGAGCCTGCTTCATAATCCATGCAGCCTTTCTTGCGGCGTCACGTTGTTTCTGCGCTATATCTTTAACGTGGGCATCCCGCTTGCGCTTCATAGCCTCATAGTCCACCACGCCATCACCTCGCCATGATATGGGTTTCTCATGCAACGCCCAGTTCTGTACGGCGCCAGAATTTCCATCATAGATATAAGCGCCGTTCTTCTTGTGCGGATGGTCTGTGGTTGGAACCCTGACCCACTTATCTTCCACGAGGCTGCTGATGATTAACCCGTGCTGCTCGGCAAAGAGTTCAAAGTTCATTTGTACGCCCCTTTCCCGTGAGTCTTGGCAAAAGCAATCATCCGTGACCTAATCCAATTTGAGGTTTCAACTGATGTTGGCACCGGTAATGACTTAAGGCCTGTAGGAAATGACCCCGTTTTTTCTTTCATTTTGTACGCTGCCCAGCCATCCTTGTACCCCTTCATCCGAGCGTAATACAACAATTCCGAGTAAAAATTTTGGGTATTAAAAGACTTGGTTGGCTTAAGATCCAGCTCTTCTAGCTTGCCAGCAACGTTGATAACCTCTGACATCCTCTGGCGTACAAAGCCACACTCCCCGCAAGTATCCGAGGGGAACGTCCACAACACTTTGCATTTTGGGCACTTGCTGGCTTTCTTCTCTTTCTCTGTAGGCTCTTTCTGAGCCGCCTCTCCACCCTCTTGTAGTTCCTTGACGCCCTCGGTATACAGCTTATCCCAGTCACCTTTGAATCTCAGAAAGTTTCCGGCATGATCGAGCCACAAGCCAAATTCTTTACCGGGGTGGGGGCGCATTACCCGACCTATCTGTTGTACGTGGGATGAGAAAGACTTAGAGAAAGGTCTTGCCGATACGCCAATCATCACATCACTAACGTCAAACCCTCGAGTCAGTATGTCCGTGGCAATCAGCCCGTGGATCTCGGAGTCAGGCTTTGAGAACTCCTCGATGGCGATACGCTTATATTCATCATCCTCTTTGTAGCTGATAGAAACAAAGTTGTATCCCGCTTCTTTGAACTTCTTCTCCAAGTCCCTACCATGGGCAACGCCCGCACAGAACACAATTGTCTTAACCGGCTTGTTAAATATCTCAATGGTTTTCTTTTCCCACTCCGCCACGATGTCGCCCGTAATCTGTACGCCGCGCTCGGTAACATCATCCGTAGACCACTCTCCTGCGACCTTCTTCGCCCCTTCCATGTTTATTTCTTTGGCAATAAATACCTTCAGAGGCACGAGCCATTTCTTCTCGATGATGTCCTCATAGGTTGGACCTGCCACAACATTGGTAAAGATTGACCCTAGCCCTTTGGTAAATGGAGTAGCTGTAAGTCCCAGCACCTTGAGATCCGGATTGTCCTTAATAATCTTGATGACCGAGCGATGCATAATATGCACTTCGTCTACGATTAAAAGATTGGGGACTCTGTTCCTAGAACGCTTTGCCAGTGTTTGGATAGAACAAACCTGTATGCGCTCGTGCGGGCGGTAGCGCCAGTGATCGGCCTGCATCACCCCGTGGTCGATACCGTACTTATTTAGCCTCATGCTGGTTTGCTCGACTAAGACAATTCTGTCCATAACCATTGCCGAGGTCATGTACTGATCGGCAAATTGCTGCATAAGGTAAATAGCGATTTCTGTTTTGCCGAGACCAGTTACCCCCCATAAAAGCTGGCACCGGTGGCCTTGTTCAAATCCCTCGTGAATTTTGTCAATAATGACGGTCTGATGCTCTCGCAACATATCTCTCTCCTACTGGGAAACCGCCCAGTGTCGGGGTTTATTAAGCTACTTGTGGTTCAAACTTCTGGCAACGCTTTTTCCAATATAGTACCTGTTTCTTTAGCTCGGCGTTCTCATTTTGTAAAGAATCACGCGATCTTTTGACAGCATTCATCTCAGTCTCTAGCACCCTTACTTCCTGCCGATACTTCTCCAACTGTTCGTGGATGTCAACCTTTTGCTCCTCTGGAAGATCGTATGACTCCAAAGACATATCCTCTTTGAGCCGCTTGTTTTCTGCCATCATCGACTCTAACTCCCCCGCCATTTCTGCCAGAGGGTTGTGTTGGAACTCTTCTGTCTTAGGCTTGGCGACAAGGTTGCCTACATTCATTGTCTGCTCATTGCCGTTCTTGATAAACTTACGCTCAGGCTTGGCTTCTAGCTGTAGGGATTTCCTTACCCGATGCACCGTAGCGTTAGAAACACCAGCTTGGCGAGCGATCTCCATATCTGACCACTCCGACCATTCGGGATCGTTTAAGAGGATCAGCACTGCGCGGCGCTTGTCTTCGTTAGAACGGCGTAATCCGTGCTTGTCGTTAGCACCAACCGAGAACAGTAGCGCATCTCTAAGCGTCCCTGTGCGCACGTTGGTTTCTATCTCTGTGTGTTTAGCCCGCTTGTGTGCGAAGAACCGGTGGAA